GGAAGAGAAAAAAAAATATTTTTTTATTTGACCCATTGTGGACACCTTGATGGGTTGACTTCTCCCAGTTATTCCTATATAATAGGGGTGGGAGGTCGGGAATAAAATATCTTAATATCTAGTTTAGAATCATTCTAAACTGCAGATACAACTACAGGTTGTGGCGCGGCAGGGGTTGACAAGTTATTAAATATAGGATAGTCTAGGATCATAACAGAAAGGAAGAAATGAGTAAAACAATGACAAAGTACCAACTGGATCACTACAAACAAAAAGTGAAGCGCCAGTTTGACCCAATGATTGACGAACAGGAATTATTGGTTAAGCAATATAAAACGGAGGCAACTGACAAAGCTGTTGATAAGCTGTCCAAAAAGATTGGGGCAGATAAAATTATTAACCAGTTTAGGCAGGCGGAAAAAAAGTTAGAGGAAGCGAGAGCAAGCGCTCTAACATTTTTTGAGAAGAAGAAACCAAAGGATCAAGAACTTCATTATAAATTTACTGAAAATAGTAGATATAGAAATGATGAATTAAGTCTTGAGGATTGCGAAAGTCAATTAAGGTCTTGGGCCGAGAACCTAGCACAAAGAGAAATAGAGCGAAGGCCTGAAGGACTTAAACTCAAACAACTCAAGGATCTAAAAATCAAGGCCATTGATACAGTAATGGAGGCAGGCGCCCCAGAACAGTTATCAATAGCACTTGACAAAGTATCTCAAAAGATTGGTTTGAGGTGGGATCAGGATTTACAAGCTATCCCAAACTTTAAGAAATAAACACTTGACAGACTATCCTATTTCATATAGGATAGTCTGTATAACGAAAGGATTTTATGTTGTTAGATTTATTATTAATAGTCGGTGGCTCCCTACTATGTTACATAATCTTGTGGCGTAGAATATAATCGACTACAGGTTGTATGCAATATGAACATCAACCACAGGTTGTGGCGCCAGGCGCCACGGCCATCGCATAGTGGTCCCAGAACCAATCTGAATTTTGCAAAGTTTAAAAAAATCGTTTGGGGTACTAGACTAGGGGTCCCAGACAGACACGTATATATGCGTGACAAATAAATAGATAATGGTAAAATACTTTCCGAGTTTTCAAAATACTCTTGAAAAAATTTTGCGGAAAATTTTTATGAATGAAAAATTTATACAGAACTTAGATAAACTACCTGCTGATGTTAGAAGAGAATTTGCACTACTAGCAAATAAATACGGTGAGAAGAAAAAACAATCTAATATACAAAATGATTTTTTATCTTTTGTAAAACACGTATGGCCTGATTTTATTGAAGGATCTCATCACAAAAGAATAGCAGATAAGTTTAATAAACTTGCATCCGGAGAGATCAAAAGATTGATTATTAATATGCCACCGAGGCATACTAAATCAGAGTTTGGATCTTATCTTTTGCCTGCGTGGATGGTAGGTAGAAATCCTAAATTAAAAATTATTCAATCTACAAATACAACTGAATTGTCTGTAAGGTTTGGTCGTAAAGCTAAAGCTTTGATTGATTCCCCTGAATATCAAAAAGTATTTAAGACAGCACTCAAAGAAGATTCACAAGCTGCAGGTAAATGGGAAACAGCTCAAGGCGGTGAATATTATGCAGCTGGTGTAGGATCTGCTATCACAGGAAGAGGTGCAGATCTTTTGATTATTGATGACCCACATTCTGAACAAGACTCCATGAACTCACAAGCATTAGATAGAACATACGAGTGGTACACATCAGGACCAAGACAACGTCTCCAACCTGGCGGAGCTATAATTGTAATTATGACTCGTTGGAATGAAAAAGATCTAACAGGTAGATTATTAAATGCACAAAAAGAAGTTAAAGCAGATCAGTGGGAGATAATAGAGTTTCCTGCAATACTTCCATCAGGCAAACCTGTTTGGCCAGAGTACTGGACTCTTGAAGATTTAGAGGGTGTTAAAGCCTCTATACCTTTATCAAAATGGAATGCACAATACATGCAGAATCCAACTTCAGAAGAAGGAGCACTTATAAAACGAGAGTGGTGGAAAGCTTGGGAGGACGATGAACTTCCACCTTTGCAACATGTGATACAATCTTATGATACAGCTTTTATGAAAAAAGAATCTGCTGACTATAGTGCAATTACAACTTGGGGTGTATTTCGTGAAACCGAAGATAGCCCACCTAATTTAATTTTAGTTGATGCATTAAAAGGTCGATACGAATTTCCTGAGCTGCGTAGGATCGCGCTCGAACAATACGGCTACTGGAATCCAGAAACGGTTATTGTTGAATCTAAAGCATCTGGTCTGCCACTAACTTATGAGTTGCGTAAGATGGGTATACCTGTTATAAATTTTACACCTAGTAAAGGCAACGATAAGCACACTAGGGTTAACGCAGTGTCACCGCTCTTTGAGTCGGGGCTGATATGGGCGCCCAAAGAAATGGAATTTGCACAGGAAGTTATTGAAGAATGTGCTGCTTTCCCTTACGGAGATCATGACGATTTAGTCGATTCTATGACCCAAGCGTTAATGAGGTTCAGACAAGGTGGGTTGATTTCTCACCCTGAAGATTATATAGATGAACCAACAATTAAAAAACAGAGGACGTACTACTAATGGAAGAAGAATCATACGCAGACGTTATTGACGCTTACGAATCTGGTGTAGGAGTTTTGGAAGGAGAATCCTTGACTGACTACATAAAAAGGAATAATATAAAAATCAAGGAAATCCGAACGGAGGATTTAACAAAAGGTAGACCTATGGAAAACGAAGGCATCATGCAAGCCTCAACAAGAACTATTGATCCCACAGTTACAATGGAAGAAATTGTAATGGAATTCATCAAAGAAAAAGGAAGAAAACCAAATAGCATTGATGAGTTAAAAGAATTTTATTTTGAAAAAACATCCGGTAGAAGAGATAGATCAGAAATGAAAATGGCATCTGGCCCATATACTGATGACGAACTTGAAATGTACGAGCAGTACAAATACGACATGAACGAACAAAGACCTGGAATGCCAATCATGGAAATAGATGACTTCTTAAGAATGGAATTAGGCAGCGCAAGAATGGGTGTTAGAGCTGGAGGATTACCTGGTATCTTAGGAGTTTAAATTGAAGCTCCATCATTACAACGAAGCCTACGCATGGATGGTCAGGCGAGAAAAATTCGCTAACGGCACACCCGAACCAAAACCTGAAAGAACTTTTGCTGACAAACTTAGAACACTAAAAGAAGTTTCAAAAGGCATAAGCCCTGAATCTAGACTCCGGTTGCTAGATTATTTTATCCAAGAAGCTTTAGAAAAAAATCAAATCACCAAGGATCAGGCATCAGGAATCTATGATCAACTTCAACAAGATAAAGATAAGATCAGAGATCAGATTGATGCTTATGATAGAGTAAATTTTTCAGAAGGTAGTAAAGACGAACAAAGAAAAATAGCTGATGATGAATATTATGCTAGTCTACAAAAAATTATAGAAAGAGATCCAGCGGCTAAAAAATTTTTTAATCCAGACGACATTACTTATCCAGCAATGGATAAATCAGGTGAGTACAATTACAGAGGTGTTCAAGTGCAGACAGACGACTTAGACTTTTTTAAAAGATACGCTAAGAGAAGAGGACTGGATCAAATACTATCACCAGAATCTACCTTTGAAAGAAAAATAGAAAAGGGTCAGTTTCCAATAGGCTTATATACAGAACCTGTTCAAACGGGAAGTGAGCCTGGAGATCTAGATAAGATATCAACTATGCTTCACGAAGTTAGACACAAAGTTTTAATGAATCCTGAGTTTAGTAAAATAATAGATCAATACGGTTTGGATGAAGAAATATTTGTAAGATACTTAGATAAAGAATTTTTCCCTGAGTTAGAGCAGGAGCTTACACCTCCTACTTATCGTAAGATATCTAAAGAAGATCAAAAATATTTTGATAAGGCATATGGATATGCTGTTAAAGATTATAAAAAGAAATTTAAAAGAGACGACTTAAAAGAGAAATTTGTAGCAAAAGTAAAAAGCCTTTTTGCAGATGGTGGACGAGCAGGGTTTAAAGATGGAAGAAAACCTATGCCTAGTGGTGAAAATTTAACGGATGCTCAAAAAGCAGGATATGCAAGAAGGTTTAATTATCAAAAGGCAGCAAAAGATGCAAACTTTAAAAAGTTAGTAGACAATATTTTTAAGACGGAAGATTTTGGAAACTTTAAAGCTAAAGTTACGGACGCTCAAATAAGAGCGGCAGAGAGAGCTGGTAAAGTTAGAAAAGGCACAGGTATTATTCCTGCACAATACATAGCTCAATTTAACAAAGCAATAGAAGCCGGAGTTGATTCCCCTGAGTTTAAAGAGATACTAAAAATTACTGGAAGATCTGAAGATGAAATTTTAGAATTAAATAGTAAGAGACCAGGTGGTAAAGTTGTTTTTGATGTAAGATCTAAAGCCGCTGAAGAATCTTTTCCTGAAGAAAGAAAATTAACTGAAGCACAAAAAACAGAAAAACAAAAAAAGGTAAAAGCAAAAAGAGGAGATAGATTACAAATAACAACCGGTAAAGCAAAATATTTAAAAGGATCTGATAAGTTTCCATTTCATCACATTATGAATATAGGTGGTGAAATACCTCTAACTACAAATGACATTGCAATAGTCACCAAAGAGATGAACTCTAGACTTGCACCTTACAATACAAAATTAAATGACATTGCAGATGGTATTAGAGAAAATACTAAATTAGCTTTTGAAGCTGCTTTTTCTAAAAATGAAGCAGATAGTTTAAAATATTTAAAACGTGTTGATCAATTAAATGATAATGCAGAACAAATAGTTAAAAAAGCAGTTAAGGAACTACCCAAAGAATACAAACAATTAATTGGTTTTAACAAAGCATATCCAGTAACAAATGAGTATGGTCTTCCTATAGATGATAAACTTCGTGTTGAAAGAGTTGGAGGAGTGGATACTAAAGTTAGAGGAAAAAATTTAGCAGATCTAACAAGCGAAGAAATAACTGCTCTTAAGAAAAAAATAAGCGCTGACATAGAGGTAGGCGAAAGAGGTATATTAAGTAAATTAGGTAAGGGTGCAAAAGTAGTTGGAAAGGTATTTAAACCTTTGGGATACGTACTAGGAACTGGTGCAGTTTTTACAGCAAATGCTTTAGCTGAAGAAAGAGGTATTGATTTAAAACCTATAGATTACGTTTTTGCTATGGAGTCAGGAGATGCAGAAGTTGCTCTTGACAATGCTAAAAGAAGAATAGATCCAGAGTATGCTGCAGCGCAGAGAGCAAAGGATTTAGGACGTTTATCAGACGATTTTGAAGAAATAGGAAAATCAACATTTGGAAAATACAATGACCAGATCAAAAACATCAAGCTATCCTAAAACTGATTTGTTGCCACCTAAATCAGGTCCAACACCTCAGGGCTTGAATATTAATTATAATACTGTTAGAACAGTCAAATTGGAGAAAATAAATGGCAGACAAAATAGACAAGTCCTTGACGCAAGGTCCGAGAAGCAGCGTTAATATTCCAGGTCAGGAAGAAATAAACGAAGCTATTGAACAAGAAGTAGTAGAAGCACAAGACACACCAGGACCAGTTGAAATAGAAGAATCAGAAGATGGATCGGTTACAGTTGACTTTGATCCTAACGCAGCATCACCAGAAGGTGGTGACGAGCACTATGCAAACTTAGCAGAATTTTTACCAGACGAAGTATTAGACGAATTAGGTTCTAGCTTAACTCAAAAATATAATGACTACAACGCGTCAAGAAAAGATTGGGAACAATCTTACACAAAAGGTTTAGACTTACTTGGTTTCAAATACGATATGCGAACAGAACCATTTCAAGGAGCTTCAGGTGCAACACACCCAGTGTTAGCAGAAGCAGTTACACAGTTTCAAGCATTAGCTTATAAAGAATTATTACCAGCAAACGGACCGGTCCGAACTCAAGTTGTTGGTGCACCAAGTCCAGAAAAAACACAACAAGCAGAACGTGTTAAAGATTACATGAATTACGAGCTCATGGAAAAAATGTCAGACTATGAGCCCGACTTTGACTCACTGCTCTTTTACCTCCCTCTTGCAGGTTCAGCGTTTAAAAAAGTTTATTACGATGAACTAGAAAAAAGAGCTACGTCAAAGTTTGTTCCGGCAGATGATTTGATTGTCCCTTATTCAGCTACCTCATTGGCTGATGCAGAGGCAGTCATTCACCGGATTAAGATGTCAAAAAATGATTTAAGAAAACAACAAGTAAATGGTTTCTATTTAGATATAGAGTTAGGTACACCTGGCTATCAAGAAAACGATGTTGAGAAAAAAGAAAGAGAATTAGAAGGAACTAAAAAAACACAAGATGAAGATATTTATACTTTGATTGAGTGTCACGTAAATTTAGACTTGGAAGGATTTGAAGATCAAGATCCTGAAACAGGTGAGCAATCAGGAATAAAAATTCCATACATTGTTACAATAGAATTAGCTACTAGAAAAATTTTATCTATTAGACGAAATTACGAAATTGGAGATCCGGACAAAAACAAAATAGATTACTTTGTTCATTTTAAATTTTTACCTGGACTAGGTTTCTATGGGTTCGGTCTCATCCATATGATTGGTGGTCTGTCTAGAACTGCAACTGCAGCTCTTCGTCAATTATTGGATGCGGGTACGCTCTCCAACCTACCCGCAGGATTTAAAATGCGTGGCATTAGAATTAGAGATGATGCGCAATCAATTCAACCTGGTGAGTTTAGAGATGTAGATGCACCGGGTGGTAACTTAAAAGATTCATTTATGATGTTGCCATTCAAAGAACCATCTGCAACTTTATTAAACTTAATGGGTATCGTTGTACAAGCAGGTCAAAGATTTGCATCTATTGCTGACTTACAAGTTGGTGATGGCAATCAAGGCGCTGCTGTAGGTACAACTGTTGCTTTACTTGAAAGAGGAAGCAGAACAATGTCAGCTATTCACAAAAGAATTTACTCTTCGTTAAAACAAGAATTTAAAATGTTAGCAAGAGTATTCAAGTTATATCTACCTCCGGAATATCCATACGACGTAGTTGGGGGTCAAAGGATGATTAAACAACAAGACTTTGATGATCGAGTAGATATAGTGCCAGTTGCAGATCCCAACATCTTTTCTCAAACTCAGCGTATTTCCCTCGCGCAAACAGAGTTGCAACTGGCAACGTCAAATCCACAAATACATAACATGTATCAAGCATACAGAAATATGTACGAGGCTTTAGGCGTAAAAGATATTGATCTATTATTAATTAAACCGCAACCACCAACTCCAATGGATCCTGCGTTAGAAAATATTATGGCTTTAGCTGGTAAACCTTTTCAAGCTTTTCCTGGTCAAGATCACAGAGCACATATAACTTCGCATTTAAATTTTATGGCAACTAACATAGCAAGAAACAATCCTATGGTTACAGCTGCTATGGAAAAAAATATTATGGAGCACATAAGTTTGATGGCACAAGAACAAATAGAATTAGAGTTTGCACAAGAAATTCCTAAAATTGCACAGATGCAACAGCTGGCACAACAAGATCAGCGTATTGCACAGCAAGTACAATCAATGTTACAGAAAATAGAATCAAGAAAAGCTGTATTGATTGCAGAAATGATGGAAGAATTTTTAAAAGAAGAGAAACAAGTAACAGCTGGTTTTGCAAATGACCCTGTTGCACAGTTAAGAGCAAGAGAATTAGATCTTAGAGCTATGGATGATCAACGTAAGAAGATGGAAGGACAGGAAAGACTTAACCTTGACCGTATGAAAGCGATGATGAACCAGTCTGACAAACAAGATAAGTTAGATCAAAACGAAAAATTAGCAAAACTAAGAGCTAATACATCAATCGAAAAGACAATTTTGAGCAAATCTATTCCAAATGTAGATAAAATGATGCCAAGTGTTGAAATAGAAAAGTATGAAGGAGAAAATAGATGATGAAAAAGAAAAAAATGAAGATGAAAAAGAAAAAATCATTCCCTGATGTGTCTGGTGATGGAAAAATCACAAAAAAAGACATCTTAATGGCTAGAGGAGTGATACCAAAAACTAAAAATGGCATGAAGAAGAAAAGAAAATGACAAAAGGTCAAAAAAAGGTTAAAAAGATCATGCGAGAGTTTAAAAAAGGAACTCTCAAAATTGGTAGCTCTGATAAAAAAGTTAAAAATCGTAAACAAGCGATAGCAATTGCTTTAAACAGAGCTGGTATAAGTAAAAATAGGAGGACAAATGGCAAAAAAAGACGATAAGTTTTTTACAGAGTCAGTCGAAGTAAGTATTCCGTCTCAAAACATTGAGTTGGACCCTAGATCTGTAACTACTGCAGATGGTATGCCGAGAAACTACATACCAACTGGAGATGAAACAGAAGTAAGAGGTACAAAGAGAATGCTTAAGGACAAAAAGAAAACAGCTAAGTGGTACTAATATGTGGTTGTCGGCGATTAAATTAGCCGTCTCTGCAGGAAGTAAAATTTACGCTAACAAGCAGAAGACGAAGATGGCTATGTCAGAAGCGCAGCTTATGCACGCTACTAAAATGGCTCAAGGTCAAGAAGCTTACCAGGGTAAACTCCTAGAAGCTCGTCAATCAGATTGGAAAGACGAAGCAGTTTTATTAATTCTCTCGGCGCCAATCGCGGTGCTGGCCTGGGCGGTTATAAGTGATGACCCACAGGCGATGGACAAAGTTAAATTGTTCTTTGAGTACTTCTCATCACTTCCGTCATGGTTCACCAACTTGTGGATCCTTGTCGTGGCGTCGATATATGGTATAAAGGGTACACAAATTTTTAGGAACGGAGGAAAAAAATAATGCCTAATAAACGATTCAACAAACAGGTCCCTGGTTTTGGTTTCAGCTCTGGTGGACGTGCAATGAAGATGGGTGGAGGAAAAATGATTTCTGGCACTCGAAGAAAAGACGAAGCATCTGGTTTTTATTCACCTGATATGGGAATGAGAGGCGGAAAAATGTATAAAAAAGGAGGCTCAGTGAAAAAAGTCGGTAAGAAAAAACAAGGCTACAAAGATAGAAAAGATGAATCTATCGCAATGAGAATCCGAAAGAAAAGAACTGCTAAACAATTAAAAGCTAGCAGGGACGAGTCTTACGGAAAATTCGGTAGCAAGATGAAGAAAAAAGGCAAGATCAATAGATAATGTCTAAACAAAAAAACCTGCAGAAATTTTTAAAAAGTTTGCAGAAAAAGAAAAAACCTAAAAAGCCTTCTGCACGTTTGGAGGCTTTACGAGGTAAAAAATATTTTAAACGTGGAGGAAAAGCATAATGGCAAAACTATGTCCAAGAGGAAAAGCTGCTGCTAAGAGAAAATTTAAGGTATACCCTTCGGCCTACGCGAACATGTATGCCTCTGCAGTTTGTTCAGGTAAAGTTACACCGGGTGGCAAGAAGAAAAGAAAAAAAGCTGCTGATGGTGGATTGATGGTTGATGTAGACATGACGATGATGACGGAGGTCTAATGGCCAAAAAAGGTTTACGAGCATGGGTAAAAGAAAACTGGGTAGATATTGCGAACAAAAAATCGGATGGCTCATACCCGAAGTGTGGAAGAAGTGGTGGCGAAAAAAGAAAAAATTATCCAAAATGCGTGCCCATTGCAAAAGCAAGAGCGATGTCCAAAGGGCAGCGTGCGGGTGCCGTAAGGAGAAAACAAGCCAAGGCAAATACTGGGCCAACCCCTAGTAGAGCGGCAACGTTTGCAAAGAGAACTAAAAAAGCATCTGGTGGAGATGCAATGATTAATCAAGCACAAAAAAATTACATTGGCAGTTATGTATCCGGAGATTTAGGAGGAGTAAAAGTAGGAAATAAATCTTACGCAAAATACTATTCTAACCCTGGTTTTAAAATGCCAAAGATATCATGATTGCAAGAAGTCAAATAAGTAGACAGTTATATAACAAAGGCACAATGCCTGCGAGAAATAAAAAAAATTTCAGATCCACGAAGTCTGGAGCTGGTATGACACGAGCCGGTGTCAAAGCATACCGAAGATTAAATCCCGGTTCAAAACTAAAAACAGCCGTGACAGGAAAAGTGAAGCCTGGATCAAAAGCTGCTAAACGTAGAAAATCATTCTGCGCAAGATCACTAGGACAAATGAAAAAATTCCCTAAAGCAGCAAAGAATCCAAACTCACGTTTGCGTCAAGCACGAAGGAGATGGAAATGTTAAGGAAAAAGAAAACTATTAAAAAAGTAGTTAAGGCTTTAAAAAAAGCATCTAAGGCACATGCTGGTCAAGCTAAAATGTTAAAGGGAGTTCTTAATGGCAAAAAGAAGAGATCCTAAAATAGGCACAGGTAAAAAACCAAAAGGCTCAGGCAGGAGGCTTTACACTGATGAGAATCCTAAAGATACTGTTGGTATTAAGTTTGCGACTCCTACTGATGCTCGTAAGACTGTTGCAAAAGTTAAAAAGATATCTAAACCGTTTGCAAGAAAAATACAAATCCTAACCGTTGGAGAACAGCGTGCCAAGGTTATGGGTAAATCAAAAGTCGCTGCAATATTTAAGAAAGGTAAAGATGCTATCAGAAGAACTCGTAGTAATAAGTAAATTACAAAAAATATTAAAAGATGAGTATCACAACATCGGGGAAAGTATGATGTCTGGTACGGTTGACAATATGGAAAAATATAAGTATATGCTAGGACAAGCACATACGTGTTTAAAAATTTTACAGGAAATCTCTAACCTGCTAAATGAAAAGGAGCAAAAAGATGAAAAAGGCACAGTCATCAAACTCGACACCAAAAGTTAAATATGCTTTGGCTGAGAAATATGACAAAGAAAACAAAGAGCAAAACGACAAAGAAGTCGATGCTTACGAACGTTTAAAAACAAAAGAATCTTCAAAATTACCAGTACCAACCGGGTGGAGAATGTTAATTCTTCCTTTCAAGATGAAAGAAAAAACCAAGGGTGGTTTATATCTTGGACAAGAAACTTTAGAAAGACAACAAGTAGGATCTACTTGTGGTCTTGTTTTAGCTCAAGGTCCAGACTGTTATAATGATAAAGAAAGATATCCTGAAGGACCTTGGTGTAAAAAAGGTGATTGGGTGATCTTTGCTCGTTATGCAGGATCAAGAATTCAAATTGACGGGGGTGAAGTACGTTTGCTGAATGACGATGAAGTACTTGCAACTATAGATAACCCCGAAGATATACTTCATCAATACTAAACATAGAAGGAGAA